AGAGTGGGCAAATTGCCTATATAGAATGGATGGATTTGATGTCTATAAAATCTACCTTGCAGTCAAGCTACACTTCACTTCGGAATCGTATGACTACTTTAAGCACCAAGGAAAAACCACAGCAAGACTTAATACATTCACTAAACGCCGTGATAGATATTTTTTTCATAAGTTGTCGAAGTCTTATAGCCATAATGACTGCGTTAACTATTTTGTTTCTGGATTTATTAATGGTGATAATCTTTGGATTGGCGATGTGGTTGGAAAAACTGCTAGTGATAATTATGCCAAGTGGCAAAGACGAATAGAAAGTTTAAGTTATGTATTCTCTGGCGATATTGACACTTTATTTGAATTCATTGAGGAGAAAGGAATCAAATTTGATGACCTCTTCAAAGTTAAATCAGGACAACATCCCCCATTGGTCAAGTTATTTCTCGCCGATAAAGTTTCATTAGAAACAATGATTATATTGGATGATATTTTAGGATATACAAAACAATTTAATAACCAAATACAAGAAACAGTTATCTGGCCTAAGAAATATAATTTATTAAAAAGATATAAACCATTTTTGAAATATAACATTACTAAGATGAAGTTAATTATAAAGAAGAAGATAAATGACAGGTGATTATTCAATACACACTTTAGAACACGATAATTTGGAATTATCAAATAAAGTACATTCTTTAGAAGAGAAAATCAAGAAGATAGAAGATATTAATAATAATGATGGTGCCACAGCACTAACTAAACAAGTTATGATTAAGAGCATATTAGATAATTAATAGGAATAAAGCTTGACCATTCTTATAAATAGTGTTATAATATATAATAAATGATATCACACACTATGGCAGTAGCCGTGATATTGTGTTAAAGGCCTAGTAGGCAGAAAGGAAATAGGTATGAAAGCCCATTTCGATACAGAGCGTTCAATTCTAGAATGCCCTCCAGAAAAAGTATTTGTCAAGTATGACGGATATAAATTCATAAAAAGAATAGTAGTTAACACGGATAAACTACATCCCAAAAGAGATAATCAAGTAAGAGATAAGGAAGTTGTACAAAAAGGCGCTGCTACTATTGCAGAGAGCTTTAAAACTGATGGTTGGATACATAGTAAAGAACCAATAGTCTGTACAGTAAATCCTTTAGATAAAGAATCCTTTGAAGTAGAGTGGGGATTCACTCGAAACCAAGCAGCCACAATGGCTGAATGGGAGACAATGATAATTGATGTCGCAGAAAAGGTAGGATCACCTCTTGATGTATTTGCTGATAAATTTATTTGCAATAAACACGAAGGTTCATACTTTACACCTATGAATAAACTTTCATATTCTGCTGCTTTGAAAAAAGCAGTTGACAGTAAATGGATTAAAGACGATAAAAAAGAACTTCAAGCTTGGTTGAGAAAAATATGTCCTAAGAATGATAGAGAGCGTAAAAAGATTTATGACGAATATCTTAATATGACAGCCTCAAACGGACCAACTAAAACTTGGCATACAGGTAAAGGTTTAAATAGTGTTGAAGAATATGCACTAGCACATGATCTACCTTTTAGTGGTGATAAAAATTATAAGAAAACAAAAAAGTTAGCTTATATGACTTATTATACAGATGTCAGAAAAACCTTAGGAGACGCTGAGAAGTTATGGTCTGAATATAAGAAACCAGTTAATATTGTATCTTATCTAGAAGTACCTAATGCAGCTCCAGCTCTGTATCAACAAAGGACACAACATTTAAAACAAGTTGAAACAGCTCTTGACACTAAAGTTAAATTCATAGTCGATTTTATGAAAGAACTAGGTATTAAAAATGTTGATACTGCTCAAGTTAAGAAAACTTATATGGCTAAAGTTGGTAATATAGGTAGTTTCTTATGGCAGAATCAAGAACCCGATGAAAGTAATGGTGGTAAACCTACCGAGCAGGGAATTGTTGATACTAATGGTAAGTCAAAAGAACTAGTATAAAGACAATAAAGGCGTAATATGATATTTAATAATTTATGGGGTATTCCTATATACAAACAAAATGTTAATTACGCCTTTAGTCAATTTGACGAGGACACTAAAGAGTATATTGAAAATTATATAACCCAGACCGATAATGCTAGTAAGAATGTTAATGTATTTATGGAGAGGGGATATTTTTTAGAGGATCTTAGGTTAATTAAAATAAAAGACCTTATTCAACAACAAGCACTTTCTTTTAGAGATAATATTATGAAGTGTTCAAATGAGTTATTAATACAAAGTAGCTGGTTCACTATAAACCATAAAGATTCAAACCACGGAGAACATAAACATCCACATACAATATTTTCTGTATGTTATTATCCAAGAGCAGAGTCTGGCAATTTGGTATTTTGTTGTCCAGATGGTAAAAATACTTGGCAAAAAGATTATAGATTTGGATTTAACTGGACAGAATGGAATGAGTGGAATTCCTCCGATTGGACTATACCAGTTCAATCTGGTGATGTAGTTATATTTCCTGGTTGGGTTCAACACTTCACCACACCAAATGAATCCGATAAACCAAGACTTATGATTGGTGCCAATTATTGGTTAAAGGGTGAAATGCAATTTAAAGATGAATTAGATAGGATTAATGTTTGACTTCCTCCCAGGATATGTTATAATAGAATCAATTAATATAAGGAGAGTTGATTTATGACATTTACATTAATAAGTGAGCGAAATAGACGAGTAATATTGGAATCTGAGGACAAAGAAGGTCTAATAAAAGTTTGTAGAGATATGAACGAATTGGATACCAATAAGCCTTTAGGGGTTAATAACTTTAAAGTTGAGCAAGGAAATGATGTTGTTTATGGGGAGTAATCCTTATAAATACTACTATATAATGATTAAGTGGATAAGAAATAAAACTTAAATTAATACATACCAATACGGAGAATATATACAAATGAATACAAGTATAGCGGCCCTCAAAAGGTCAAGATCAAACCTAGACGCATTAACTAAAGAACTTAGTAATGTATCCTCAAACAACAATCAGAAATCTTATGTAGATGACAGGTTCTGGAAACCAGAACTAGACAAGACTGGTAACGGTTATGCCGTTCTTAGATTCTTGCCAGCTGTCAAAGACGAAGATTTGCCATGGGTTAAAATGTGGTCACACGCATTCCAAGGACCTGGTGGTTGGTACATTGAGAATTCTTTAACTACAATGAATCAAAAAGATCCAGTTAGTGAAGAAAACAGTCGTCTTTGGAATTCAGGTATTGAAGCAGATAAAGAGATTGCTCGTAAGAGAAAAAGAAAACTATCTTACTATGCAAATGTTTTAATCGTTTCAGACCCTAAACATCCTGAGAATGACGGTCAAGTAAAATTATTCAAATTCGGTAAAAAGATATTTGATAAAATTACTGACAAAATGCAACCTCAATTTGAAGATGAGAAACCTGTAAACCCATTCGATTTTTGGGAAGGTGCAGACTTCAAATTAAAAATTAGAAAGGTAGATGGATTCTGGAACTATGATAAATCAGAATTTGATTCACCTAAAGCTATTGCGGATAATGATGAGTCCATTGAAGGTATATGGACAAAACAATACCCGTTAAAACCATTCCTAGAAGCAGGAAACTTTAAATCTTATGATGAGCTGAAAAGCAAACTTGATAAAGTTTTAACAGGTTCTAGGAGTTCTGGCACAGTTGAAGATATGGTTACCCCACCTTCCATAACTGAAACGCCAACGCCAGAGGCACAACCAGAAGCAGTAGCGGCTTCTTCGTCAAACGGAAGCGTTGATGATGATGAAACGCTGTCCTACTTCAGCAAATTAGCGGAAGAGGAGTAAATCTCTCCACCTGTTTTTTGTAATGCCAAAGAGGGCGCTTCGGCGTCCTCTTTTTTTTATATTACACAATATTACAAACTAGATAAACCACATTAAAACCTTAATGTAAGTGATTCGTTTTTATAAATAATAGTATGAAAAATATACAATTTCAATTCTGAAATTATCATTCCCGAAAGAGGGAACTCCCATTAATTAATATAAGGAGAACACAATGGTTATAAAAAACCTAGTATGGGCTACTGCCCTATCAATAGTATTGGGTGGAGCAGCTTACGCTGAAACAACAATAACGATACCTAATGCTGACATTTACGGTAAGTTGAATTATCACGCTTACTATAACGAGGACACTTCTGGCACAGCAACCTGGCAATCAGGAAATAATGCGTCAAGAATTGGTCTAAATATTTCCGAAGTAGGCGATATCAAAGCATTTGGTAAAGTCGAAGTTGGTTTAAATATTGATGACGATTCTAATGACACTATTTCATCAAGACTTGCTTATTTTGGTGTCAATAGTCCTATGGGATCAGTTTCAGTTGGAAGACAAGATTCAGTCTTTACAGCGGTTACTGGTGCAACAGATGTATTTAATGTTTACGGTGCTAGCGCCGCACAAAATCAAGGCTATAGATTATCTAATACTTTAGTTTATTCTACTGCTATTGGAGACGCTAGATTCGCAACTCTAGCTCAAATGGACGGCACAGCGAACACTAAAGACATTGATAAATACGAAACTTCTATTACTTTAGGTCCTATTTCAGCTGGTTATGCAAAAGACAATAATACTGAAATAGACTATATGGCAGTATCTGGATCACACGATTTAGGTGGTGTTAGTTTATCTGGTGCATACTCTATAAAGGATGCGTCTGGTACAGAAACTAAAGGTTATGAAGTAGTTGCAGGTCTAGGGGATATTACTCTAGGATATGGTGAGGTCGTTGATGGCGATACTTACATAACTGCAGGTTACAACAAATCAATAACAGACGGATTTTCAGTATATGCTGAATATCAGCTAGAACAGAATATAACTGCTGGTCAAGAAGATCAAAATAACTATGCAGTTGGAGCTGCTCTAACATTCTAGTTATTAACTAGTTAAATACTAGAATTAGGGGTTTTCGCTTGACGGAAGCCCCTTTTTCTGTTATAATAGGGTATGAACAAATTAAGAAATAATCCAATGGCACGAGCTCTATTGCAGACCAATAGGCGCCGAGTCCAATTTGTGCCTAATAAGAAGAAACCAAAGCGTAATGATTTAAAAGATGAACTCAAAAAACAATGGGAAGATATCTGATAAATAGTTAGTATGGAAACTTTTGTAATAATACTTGCTGATTTTGGTTTACCGATTGCTGGTTCATTTGCTATGGGTGTGTTCATCTATATCATTCTTAGATATATTCTAGGTTCAGTTATAGGTCAAGTACAAACCATGCATGCCATTATAACACAATTAGATAATAGAGTCAGAAATATTAATAATGATGTAATAAAGCTTGATCTATTAATTTCACACACTTTAGATGTACCACCAGATGAGGAGAGAATTGCTCGAGCTGATGGTAAAAAGGATGCAAGACGAGATTAATGGACTTTGTAGGTATATTACAAGATTATGGATTTCCTATGGTTGCCGCTATAGCGATGGCATACTTCATCTACTTTATATACACATTTATTACTACTGAAATAAAGGTGAAATTAGGTGAGGCAAATACCGTATTAATTGCATTAATTGATCGTATTCGGATGTTAGATAATGACATAATTAGGTTAAAATCTAAAGTCAAAACGACAATCGAATTAAAAGAAAATCTCGAAAAAAAGAAAACTCACCGCAAGTAAAAATTATAAATAGTAGTATGAAAACACTATTTTATATAGTGTTATCAGGTGCTGTGTTGTTATGGATATTTGGGTGGGCATTCGATAACGCAATCAAAGTACAAGCAAGTGATCTGGTCCATGAATTTGGTAATCCAGCATTTAGTGGTGACGGGTACGGAACCCATGTCCTAAGTGTAGATCAATTACAACATACTAGAAAAAAAGAAATTGAAGATGACGCTAGATCAGCTGCTTCAGCAGCAAAGCGTGATTTGAATAATACTACAATCAACAAGTTTATTAAAAATGTTGAGAGTAGAATATATGCTAACTTATCAAAACAGTTAGTAGATAATATGTTCGGAACCACTTGCGATAGTGAAACGACAACTTGCCCAACAAGTGGTACAGCAGATGTAGAGGGATCTACAATCTACTGGATTAAAGATACTACAACAGGAAATATTACATTAACGATAACTGATACTTTAGGAGCAGTAACCACTATGACTGTACCTGTAGGAGATTTTGTTTTTTAAATGAAAAAATATATTATAATATGTTTAATGTTTATATTAACAGGTTGTAGTGCTACAGTACCTGGTGATTTTCCGTACAAAGAAGAACCACCTAAAGCATTAGGTACACCGACTGGTGAAATGCTAAGATATTATGACGAGTTAGATCAGGAAATTATTACAGTTGCTGTATATGACTTTTTAGATATGACTGGTCAAAGAAAACCTAGTACAAAGTTTTCTCAATTAAGTATGGCAGTTTCGCAAGGGTCGTCTAATTGGGTAATACAAGCACTAAAAGAAACTGGTGGCGGTACTTGGTTTAGAGTTGTTGAAAGAGAAGGTTTAGATAATCTTGTTAAAGAAAGACAACTAATAAGATCAACAACTGAATTATATGATGGAGAAGAAAGAGGTAAATCAGTACTCAAACCTATGTTGTTTGCTGGTTTATTATTTGAAGGTGCCATTGTAGGTTATGACGCAAATACCGAAAGTGGTGGTGATGGTGCAAGATATTTTGGCATAGGTATACACGAAGAATATAGAGTAGATCAGGTAACTGTATCTATGAGAATTGTGTCAGTACATACAGGCGAAGTTATGATAGCTGTATCATCAACAAAGTCTATTGCTAGTTATAAAACTGGTAGAGATGTATTTAGATTTTTAGACCTTGGCACAAAGGCATTAGAATTGGAGACTGGAGTAGCCGTAAATGAACCAGTTAACTATGCATTGAGGTCGGCAATAGAACATTGTATATTACAAATACTAGACGAAGGTAAGAGAGAAGGACTCTGGAAAACCAAGCTAAGACCTTCTAAAATAAACGGTTAAAGGAACAATAATGAGAAAATTTATACTAATTATGTTAATGATGATTAGTACAGCATATGCAAATGACATTTATATAACTCAATCTGGTGCTACACTCGATTTGGATATATTACAAGATGGTCAAAATAACACCATTGGTAGTAGTTCAACAGTTTCTAGCATAATTGGGGCAACGACTAATTTTGATATAAGACAAGTAGGTAACTCAAATGTTATTACCTTTGATATTAATGGTGCCAACTATACAGGTACTTGGAATATTACAGGTAACTCAAATAATATTGACTTTAATTGTGATAGTGGTGGAAGTAATTCAAGTTGTGGTACTGCTACTGCAAACATAACTTGGACAGGAAGCTCATCTGATATTGATTTAGATATTGGTGAAACTTCAGCGGCGACAAATGCTACAGTTAATATAACTGGTGCCTCTGGTTCTGATTCAAATGTTGTTGCTGCTACAATAGATGGCACCTCTGCTATATTAACACTAACAGTTAATGGCGATACAAACAATTACTTAATTGATATTGATGGTAATGGTGATGTTAACGGACACACTTTAATACACGCACACACAGGCGGTATTGCTGATGTTGATATCACACAATCTGGAGTATATGATAATATGTTAAATCTAACTACTTCAGGAGACAACCACGACATTGATATAATTCAAAGAGATTAATGAAAACCATAATAAGAATAGCAGGCGTATTGCTAGTCTTTACTTTGCTATTCTTTTATGGTAGAGAAGTCTATGCGAGTATAGGTAATGTTATTATACAAGAAGGCGAAAGTCTTATTGAAAGAAAAGATAATGGAGAAGAAGTTAATTCTGAAGTTGACTTAGATATATTTTCTTACGACAAAATCATAACAGCAAAAAGTAAAACTGCCATAGAGTTTATTGATATGACTCGTGTTGATGTAACCGAGCATTCTAAACTTATTATTGACGAATTTGTTTACGACCCAAATACAAATACAGGTAGTTTATCTCTCAAAGCAAGTCTAGGTACAATAAGATATGCCTCAGGTCAAATTGCTAAAAGTGATCCCACAAGCATAAAGATACAAACCCCCACAGCTACTATTGGTGTTAGAGGTACAGACTTTTCTATGACCGTAGATGAGATAGGTAGTTCTACAATTATATTATTACCATCTTGCGATACAAATAATAATTGTTATGTAGGTGAAATATCAGTAGAGTCAGACGCAGGTCAAGTAATACTTAATCAAGCATTTCAGGCAACCGTTGTTGATACAGTTGCAAGTACACCTATGAAACCTGTTATATTAGGATTAGATGAAGATATGATAGGCAATTTATTAATTGTAGCAAGACCGACAGAAATAACCCAAGAAATGGAAAGGTCTGAATTCGTACAAGTTGCGGATGCTTTAGATATTGACTTTCTACAATTTGATGATTTAGATATAGATTATCTTGAAGATGAAGAAAGTGCTTGGGCAACAGCACTTGATATAGATTTTTTAGAACAGGACTTTTTAGGAGATGTACTTAAACAACTGAACGAACAATTAGCAAAGAAACTGAAAAGTTCTTTTGATAAAAAGAAAGTTGGTGGTGTAATTACCGGTAAAGATGAAACAACAGGTATTATAACATTAATCGAAGAACCACACTGGTTAGTTATAAGAGAAACAGAAGCTAATTACATTGAATTAAGATTAGACCAAGAGTATGGATATAATTTGAATATTGTACAAGGTGATGATGAGATTTACGATTATGAAATCGGAGGGAATTCAAATGAGATTACTATTATACAGTCTAATTAGTTTATATTTCATATTAAGTTTCATACCTAATAAAGCAAATGCAGGTTCTTTAAACTTTATTGTTTATGGTATTCAAAGACACGCAGGCCAAGGTTTAGAATCATTTTGTTTTGATAATGGTTCATATTTATCAACTTGTAATAATACAACACCAGCGTATGTAAATTATAATCAGAATTTTGGAAGCGGTACTATTGATAATTTAAATAATAACTGGAATAGTGGTGGTATCACAATAGGCGGTACTACTTATGGTTATTCTTACAGATACATAAAAATTACAGGTTACTGGCAACACCCAGGTACGACAGGTCAAACTTCTACTGTTTATTTTGCAGGTCGTAATGATGATGGTTTCATTGTTAATATTAATAATACAGCTGTCATATCAGATTGGGCACAACAAGGACCTAGATACTGGAACTCCTCAGGTAATTTTACAGGTGTCGGTGGTCAATGGTACCCAATTAATATTGATTGGTACGAATGGACTGGTTCTGCAAATTTAGATTTACATTATAGTTTATCTAATTTAAGTCTAAGCACAACAACTGGTTGGTTAGATATGCCTAATTCAGGTTTCTCTACAACAGAACCAAGCGTTTCAATTACATCCGGTCAAACAACAATAATGAATGCCGCCAAGTCTGCAACAAGTAATGGTATAAATCTAACAACAAATGGTGATGA